TCTAAGATGCAGATGTTCTACTTAGATTATTCTTGGTATGGTGCTGGTTTCATTCGTTGGGGATTCCGTGGTGCAACAGGTGATATTGTATACTGTCATAAACTACCAAACAATAATACAAACTTTGAAGCATGGATGCGTTCTGGTAACTTACCTGCACGTTATGAAACAAATACATTCCCTGCAGTAACAATATTAACATTGCCAATCGCACAAAGTGATACAACAGTTACAGTATCTAGTACGACAGGTTTTAATCCTACAGGTAGTATTGTAATTAAAGGTGGTACTAATTATGAATATATTAACTACACTGGTATTACTACAACACAGTTCACTGGCTGTAGTCGTGGTCAATCAGGCGGTACAATTACAGTATCTAGTACAACATTAGATAGTAATGTATTATTAACAACTAATACAGGTGGTATTCAAATAGGTCAATATATATTTGGTACAGGTATTCAGGCTGGTGCATATGTAACTGGTTTCGTAGCCGGTACAAGTATTACAATGAGTATTGCTGCAACAGCAAACGGTACAAGTGTAAGTTTATACTTTGCTCCAATGGGCGTAACTGCTCAGTCATCAGGTACATTTACACTAACAAATGCAAGTACAACACAACCGGCTGGTACTAACCCTACCGCAGTTGAACAACATAGTCCATTATATTCAAGTACAATCAGTCACTGGGGTACTTCAGTAATTATGGATGGACGTTTTGATGACGATAAATCATATGTGTTTACTAAGGGTATGGTTACTGCATTGCCAGTTGCAGGCAATACAACAAACGCAGTTATGAGTATTCGTATTGCACCTAGTGTTAGTAACGGTGTTGTTGGTGCAACATTGGGTATTCGTGAACTTGTAAATCGTATGCAGTTAGTTTTACGACAACTTGACGTTTTCAGTAACGGCTCATTCTTGATGACTTGCGTATTGAACGGAATTACAAATAGTGCAACACCAAACTGGGCTAGTGTTGGTGGTTCTAGTTTATGTCAGTATATTTTCCATACGTCAGGTACAACAGTAGCAGGTGGTGAAACAGTTTTTGGATTCTTCTTAAACAATTCAGGCGCGACTGCAGGTTCTACTACTCAGCAAGATTTGATACTAGTTCGTGACTTGGGTACAAGTATATTGAGTGGTGGTACATTAGTTGCTAATACAGGTATTTATCCAGACGGTCCGGACGTTATTACAATTGTTGCGACAAACTTAGCAGGTAGTTCAGGTAACTTACAGGCTCGTTTATCTTGGACAGAGGCTCAGGCTTAATTTTATATATTAACGGATTTATATAGATGTCTTCAAAAACGTCAATTTCGCACATGGTAAGTGACACTCAACCCCTAAGCGCAGGTATAGGGGACGAGTGGTATAATTCAAAAACCAATACACTATATAAAAACATATCTTATAATGCAATTAGTCCACAGTGGGTAGAATTCTTTTCTACCACACCTAGTAATAGTACTGCAACTTTTGGTAATTTGGCGATATCAGGTAATTTAACTGTCGGTGCAAGTGGTAGTTTAAACGTTACTAATTTAACACAAGTTATTACTATGGCTATGGCTGGAACTATTACTGCCCCTGTAACAGGTACTGCAAGATATTATCCTACTAGGACTATTACGATAACAACAGTAAATGCTAATTTGGGTAGTGCTCCTAGTGGAGATTTTAAGTTTATTATCAAAAAGAACGGATCTCAGATTACTAATAACATTTTTACAATTACTGCACAAAATCCATTAATGACAACAATATACACAACTGCTATATCAGTTAATCCCTCAGATTATCTAACAGTTGATATATTAACAGGTTCAGCGGTTGGAAATGACTTGTCTGTAAAAATTAGTTATACTTAAAAAGATAAATACAATATAGGAAATATTATGAATAAAGATTTTTTAAAGACTATTTTTCACTCTGATGTAGGACATGCATATGAGTATATTGGAGTTTTACCAGAAGGTGTAGGTCCAGAATCACCAGAAATGTCAGCACACGTTACAGAAGCATTTATTTCAAGTCACGGTGATAATACAGTAGCTACTTCGGTAGTTCAATTTCCATTTCAAAATCATAGAATTGTATTATTTTGCAATAGCGAAACCAATGTAAATAGTTCTGAAGAATTTGTGTTACTTACTGATTTAGTTCCTGATGTAGTTGAAGAAACCACACAAGAAGAAACCACACAAGAAGAAACCACAAAAGAAGAAACTTCAACCACACAAGAAGAAACAACCCAAGAAACACCTGGGGAAGGACAATAAAATGTTAGTAAGATATAGAACAACAGGTAATCAATCATTAGCAAACTTTCAACAAGATTTGAATAATATCATTACTGGTGCAGTGGCTGCTCCTGCAGACTTAACTTCAAATGCAAGAGCAAACAGTTTAGTATATGGTACATATCCAAATGGTATCTATAGTCGTGTTAATGCTACAACATATACATATAGTAAAGCACATAATGTTGTATCAGGTTATACTCATTATTTTAGATTTGGTTTTAGTGCTACTCAATTAACTACATGGGACTTAGCACAAAGTTATAACTCAGGAACTGATACATTAATTAATACATATCAAAAAACTGGTTTGAATATTACACCAAATCTTAACTATGATGTTTATTATCCAATTGGTATGGATATTTTGATTAGCAATAAATGTCTTTTAATTCAGGCTGTACAATCAGGTCCTGTATTTGGAATGTTTGACATGGGTCATAATGGTGTTTCACGTGCATATACAAGTAGTATGTTAATGTGTTTCCAAGATATGCAAAACGTAGTAGGCTATGGTGCAAATACTGGTTGTATTGTACCATATACATATAACTTTGATACATTGAGTTATGCACAAACTACTAATGCACATTTAGACCTTACACCAGTAAAGAAATTTACTTCAAATTCAAATCTAGTTGTATTTGAAAACCCAACATTTATTAAAAATACTGTTAGTGGTAGTGTTATCAATTTGATATATGCTATCTATAAGATACCTACTGCAACGTTTAATGGTGTTGCAATTTATAAAGATAGTAATAATCTTTATCGTTTAAGTTATAACGATTACTCAATTTTAGTGGATTAAAAATATGTTAGTAACCTTCAACCCAATGATTAACTCTGGCGCAGATGCAAATGCAGCCTATATGAATTTCTTACGTTGCGTAAGAGCAATTTGTACTGCGGCACAGGGTACAAGTAGTTTAACAGTAAATCCATTCACTAATAATACAGGTACAATTGATAGTACACGTAATTGTATTATTAGTATTGATGCTAATACAGAAGCAGGTGGATGGACTGAAAGTACTGCAAGTAACGTAGTACAATCCGGTGCATTTACTGCAATTGCAAGTGCTGCTACTAACTTATATAAATTTGACGCATATAATGCATCAAACAAGGGTACTTATCCTTATATGAAATTATCATTTCATGGTCCAACTAAAACTGGTTATTCCAGTTCATATTACGGCAATGGTTCAATGTATGGTGGAAATGTTAGTCAATTTGCATCTTATCCATATATAAGAATGACATTTGGTTGTCATACTGCAACAGATTGGTCAGGTAGTGCCCCAAATTATGTACCACAGGATAATGGTTATCCCAATTATAATCAAAGTACTAGTTGGACAATGAATGATGTAGGTAGTAATTCTAGTAATCAACCACAATATCATCATCCAATGTTTTGGGCAACTAATCCAGTGGTTAACTATAGAATGGCAGTAACGTCAACTTATTGTATTATATGGGAAGTACATACTAGCAATAGTTATGCTAATGGATATAGTAATACATTCGCTACTGTACCTGGCAGTTCTGTAGCAAATAGTGCATATGGTGGATTAATGTACGGTGGATTAAGAGAAACAGTATTATGGGAAAATAGTAGGTCAGATAATCCTCCTTGGGTAGCTATGCAGATACCACATGTATATACTGCATATATATCTAATTCTGCACAAAATCCACAACCTCAACATAGTGTTTGTGCTTTTATGGCGACTCTAGATAGTAACGGTATACAAGGGGCACCTTATCGAGTATGGGTTAATGATTATTATCCTAGTGGTCCTATTGTCTTAGGAGGGATAAGCCCAACAACAACTAGTTTTCCTGCAGCATCTGGTTATGGCGCAACCGGTGGTACTCTGACTAGTCAGGGTACTAATTATGGACTAACCGCACCGATATTTCTGACTAACGATAGTTTTACTCCTGGAGGCAGCAACATGCTTTATATGCCAACAGTGGATGCTGCAACAGGTACAGGTGTGCCCAGTGCATATCCAATAGTTATTAAAAGAACCGGACCTGGTTCTTGGAATCCAGGTGGTGCTATTCGTGGAATGTATAAGAGTTTAAGTATGCCACAAGCACTAATGAAAAATTATTTTTCTGCAGGACAAACATACAGCATATACAATAGTGTGTTAGGAGTTACGGATACATATATACCGGTTGTATTCGGTAACACAATGTACTTGATACGTTACGCATAAATATAAGTATAACTTACATTTAGGGGTAACATGGCAACATCAGACGCAGGCCTATCAAGTCTAACACTAGCTACGTATAGCACAAATACATATTATAGTACGTATTTTCCAGCAACCGGTAGTTATCTTACTGGTTCAAATGCGATATTTAATGTATCATCAACTACGGTAGTTTGGAACTTTGAATGTTGGGTATATCCAGTTGCAGGTACTGGATATTTCTTTGGTATAGGTTCAGGTAGTGCATTTGGAAATAGTGTCGCTATTACATATGGTGGACAAGTTGCTAACAAGTTTAGTTTAATGCAAGGTAATGGTTCTAGTAACCCGGTAATACTAACTACTACAAATACATACGCACTTGGAAATTGGTACCATGTTGCAGTATCTAGAACAAGTGCAGGTGTTTTAAGAATATTTGTAAACGGTGTACAAGATGCTACTGTCACGTATAATACCGCTGCAGTTGCAACCGGAACTACATTTGTTATTAACGGGTTGAATGATAATAACGGTTTAGGTAATAACGGTGGAAATTTCTATCTATCTAATTTAAGATTCATGGTTGGTGCTGCAACACCTTTATATACTGCAAACTTCAATGTACCAAGCACACAATTAACTGCTATTGCAAATACAAGTTTATTAGCATGTAATACTATTAATTTTAAGGTTGACGGTAGTGTAAACAATCTTACTATCACTTCTGCTGGTAGTGTTAGTTTCAGACAATTCACACCTATACTACAAGCAAATGCAAATGTAACACTATCACCTACATTTAGTACTAGTACAACATCATATACATTTAGTGCACCAAGTAATATTGTTGCTATAAGTTTAACACCAACTGCAAATGATGCAACATATTCAAGTATTAAATTCAATAGTAATGTATCATTAACTAGTGGACAATCAACTATTGCTAGTTCAGCACCTTCTTTTACAAGTGGCTATAGTGAAAACTTTATTAATGGTTCATTACAATATGCAAACTCTACACCAGTGAGTGTTGCTAATTATTCTTGGACAGTTGAATTATGGGTATACCCTACTAGTTATACAGCACAAAACACACTATTTGCAAAACGTGTAGCAAGTAGTACTACTACTTCATATCAAGGTTACTTGGCTGCTACAACCGGTATTATAGGTTTTTATCAGGGTACCTTATACCCATCAGGTTATGCTGTACCGCTCAATCAATGGAGTCATGTAGCATATACATATGATGGCAACAATATTACAATTTATGTTAATGGTTCCAGAGTATATATTCTCAATATATTATTAGGAGCAGATGTTGCTGGTCCATTACAAATTGGCGGGGCTATTGGTTATACAGAATGGACAGTTGGTAACATCAGTAACTTTAGAATGGTTAAGGGTTATGTAATATATACCGGTAACTTTACAGTACCAACAAGTCCATTAGGATTAACACAAAGTGCCAGCACAAATATTCGTGCTATTACAGGCGGACCTACAACTCAAGGTAGTTTATATCTAAAAGGTGCATCTAGCCAATGGGTAAGTTTTCCTGCAGGAGCAGGTACCTCAGGAGACTTAGGTGCAGGTGATTTCACATTAGAATGCTGGACATATTTATATTCAAGAATAACTTTATATCCTACTATATTTGATAATGCAGGCGCATTAGGACAACCAAATAGAGTTTTATTTACAGCAGGACATAATTCAGTTGACACAACAAAATATAATCTTTTTGTTGGTGGCGGTAGTCAAACAAATTTCTCAACAAGTGTCATATATAACTCATGGGTTCATATAGCATTAGTTCGTGTTGGTACTATTATTACTTTATATGTAAATGGTAAAGCAGATGCAACTACAATTACTTCTTCTACTAATTTGTTTGGTATAACAACTGCATATGTAGGTGGCTCACAAGGTGATGCAGCCAACTGTTCGTTAAACGGTTTAATTAGTAATTTTAGAATTGTAAAAGGTACTGCACAATATACACAAAACTTTATTCCATCTGGCGTTCCGTTTACAGTTGCAGGTAATACTACATTTTTAGCACTTCAGACTAATATAACATCTGATGCAAGTTCTCTAAATTCTACTATAACTGCATCAGGATCACCGTCATTTGTGTTATTCAATCCATATACCGGCACATCAAGTTTAGTACAACCAAATAGTAATAGCGTAAGTTTACCTGGATCAACAGAAATTAACTTTGGATCTAATTCAGGATTTGCTTTCAAAGGCAATCCATACACAGTTGAGTTCTGGGTATATCCTAATATTGCTACAAGTACATATGGTTCTACTAATGGTCCTATTCTTGTGTTTAATGATACAACCGGTGGATGGGGTATATGGGATCAAAATGCAAATGGTGTAGGTAATGGTATTGTTATCTCAGCAAGAGCAGGATTAAACATTCTAGGTTCAGCAACATCATTAACGGTTGGTGCATGGAATCATGTCGTTGCAGTACGTGCAGGATTATTTGCAAATCAAACATCTATATTCTTAAATGGCACTCGTATTGCTAACGGAACAGATGGTACCAATTGGACTGTTACTGGTCCACTAAAAATAGGTGGTATTAGTACAGCAGGTTACTATCTTAATGGTTATATGTCTAATGTTCGTGTTGTTAACGGATATGCAGTATATGATCCAAGTCAAATAACATTAAATGTTCCTAAATCTCCTTTAGTTGCAATAACAAATACACAATTATTAGCACTACAGACTACTATAACAGCAGATGCAAGTACAAATAATATAACTGCAACAACTAGTGGTTCACCGGTATTATCTACTACAGTAAGTCCTTTTACTATATATGGTTCTGGAAGTACACAATTCTTAAGTACTGCACTTGCATATCAACAAGTATCAAGTGCATATAGTCCTGCACTATCATTGGGTCAAGGTCAAAATAACTTTACTGCTGAGGCATGGGTCTATTTGAATGGAACTCCACCGGCAGCACCTGGTTGGTATATTATACAAAAAGGTACTGGAGCTACTACTGGTTTAGAATGGAGTTTCAGTATAACAAGCAGTGGTTTATATTTCCAAACAGCATCAGGTGTTCCAACAGGCACTACGACAAGCACTGCATTTACTGCAAATATTATTCAAGGTCAGTGGATGCATTTAGCATTAACTAAAGTAGGAACTAATGTTAATTTTTACTTTAACGGAGTATATACCGGTACTGTCAACGGTGTAAATAATTTATTATACACAGCACAGTCTGCAAGTTATATCACCATTGCAAACTCACAAAATAGTGCAACTACTGCATTTAATGGTTACATTAGTAATGCACGTGTAGTATATGGTAAAGCATTGTATACAGTTAATTATGATGTTGGATTCACACCAAGTACAACACCATTTAATCCTACGCAAAGTGCAACATCAAGTGTTGCAAGTATTGATAATGCTAGTTCATATGTTGTTAATAATGGTAGTAGTGTATACTTCAATAACTCCAATGACTTCTTAACATTCCCTGAACCAGCAAGTTCTTATTATAGTGTTTACTATAATCCAGGTAACAATTTAATTGTTAGTTCAGCTACAGGTTTTGGTACAGCATTCAATATAGGTACAAATGACTTCACTATTGAAACTTGGTTCTTTATGAATGATAACGGTTATAGTAATATGACTGACTCTCTTAGAAATCAATGTTTACTATCAATGTTAAGTTCTAGCGGACCACAAAACGGTTGGAGTTTAATCATATTCTCTAACAATAACGTTACTGCAGGTAACGCAGGTATAGGTTTGAATAACTATGTTAATGATACTCAAACTAGCCTTGGCCGTACTACTAATCCTATATTATTAAACACATGGTATCATGTTGCTATTACTCGTATAAGTGGAACTTCTAGACTATTTGTAAATGGTGTATTACTTGATACACAAACTGCAGGACAAAATTTAACAAATTCTAATAATCTTGGTATTGCATATAGCCCACAATCTGGATATGGAAGATTCTTTTTTGGATATATGTCAAACACACGCATTGTTAATGGTATAGGATTATACTCAGCAACATTTACTCCAAGTACAGTACCATTAACAATAAATAGTCAAGGTGCTAATCCAGCACAAGTTTCTTTACTATTACATCAAAATGTAAGTCCAATTAAAGATAATTCATTATATAATTTTACTATTACAACAGGTGGTACCTATTCAATGGTTACCAATACACCATTCTTAACACCATATGATGTAACAGTTGAAGCATGGGTATTATTAGGTGTTGCACCAACAACCAGAGGTTGGATAATTAACAATAATGCAACATCTACAGGTTATTTTGGTGTTGCAATTGAAGCAAATCGTGCAGTAACAGTATGGAGTGATAATAATGCAACAGCAGCAATACAATCTAATAATGTATTTCCACTATATGTATGGACACACCTTGCAGTAGTATATACTAATAATTTGATAGCAATATATATTAACGGTGTTCGTGATGCAACCGTCACAAAAACAACTGTATGGCAAGCTGCAACATTAGGTACTGTTTATATTGGCAGACAAGCAAGTGCTGCTGCACAATATTTCCCTGGTTATATCACTAACTTAAGATTGGTATATGGAACTGCTGTTTATACAAGTAAATTTACTGTACCAACTAGTCCACTAACTGCAATACCTAACACAGTATTCTTAGGCTTACAAAGTAGTGCAACACTTGACAATAGTTTTAACAACGCCACTATAACAAAAGGAGCCGGCGCAACTGGTTTAATACTAGCACCACTAACAAGCCCATTCTCAACTTATATACCTACTGTTACTAATGGAAATAGTATTGGATTTAACGGGGCAGGTGCAAACGATTCATTACAAATTGCGACCGGTTATGTAACGTCTACTCAATTACCCGGAGACTTTACAATCGAGTGTTGGGTATTTTTGACTAATTCATCGGTGATCGCATATCTTTTAGATACCAGAGCTAGTACTAGTGACGCCGGCTGGCTTTGGGCTATTAGTAGTGGGCAATTAAGTTTCTCTGTAGGAAATGCAGGTGCATATTTAACTTCCACCGCTAACTTACTTGCAATCAACACATGGTATCATGTTGCAATAACTAGACAAAATGGTACATTGAAACATTGGGTAAACGGTATACAAGATACAGTAACAACTGCTAATAATACTATTGATTATGGCCTAAGAGGTCAAATTAGTCCTGTTATAGGCAGAGGAGTTAATGCCGCATATACTAACGGTTATGTAAGTAATTTTAGATTTACGATAGGTACTGCAATATATATAGGTAACTTCACGCCTAGCGTAACGCCATATGTATTAACATCTCCTAGTAGTACAAACACATTGGCGGTTAACAGTGTTACAACATATCCGTCAATAAATAATCCTAACGGTTTCAACTATAGCGGTAGTTGCTATTTTGGTGGCAATATTAGTATAGGTTATATTAGTACGCCTAACTCTAATATAGGTAGATTTGAGTTGGCTGCATATGACTTTACTATTGAAGCCTGGTTTTATAGTACGGCGGCAACCTCAACACAAACTATAGTGAGTGCGGCTTCTACTAGTACATCCGATTTTGCTTGGCGTTTATATTTAGGAAAATCTGCAATAGGATCAAGTGGTACATTAAACTTTGAAACATATACTGGATTTACGACAACTATATTATATAGTTATTCATCAACACTTACTATTAACAATTATCAATGGTATCATGTTGCAGTAGTGCGTACAGGAAATATACTTACAACATATTTGAATGGTCTATCAGCATGTACCATATTCATACCTGTAAGCCAACAATATTTTGGATCTACAGGTACTACAACTACACCGTCTATTGGTAGCCAATTTGTATCAGCTGGTAGCTATACTAATACTTTCCTGGGTTATATAAGCAATGTGCGTATTATCAAAGGTTATGCAGTATACACCGGAAACTTTATTCCAAGTACTAGTCCATTAACTAATACACAAAATATAATTAATAATAGTAATACTATCACAGGTACAGTAACAAGTTTATTAGCATTACAAAATTCAACAACTAGTGATGCCAGTTCAAATAATTTAACATTAACTGCTACAGGTAGTCCATCTGTCAGTTCAACAGTCGTACCTTATCTACCTACAACAACTGGTTATAGTACTTATTTTGATGGTAATACATATTTGATTCTATCCTATAGTGGAACATTAAACCCGTACATTAGTGATTTTACAGTTGAAACATGGATATATTTCCCTTCTGTTGCTAGTCTAGCAACTAGTTCAATGGAGATAATATCTCAGTGGCATACTAGCGCAGACGCTGGAGATTGGTTCTTATATTATCGATATGACCTAAGTCGTTGGGAATTTGCAGCTTCTACTACAGGGGCTGTTGGTGGGTTACAACGCTCATATAACACAACAGTTCCTATCGCAAATCAATGGTATCATATCGCTGGTGTTAAATTTGGAAGTACAATTTCTTGTTATGTCAATGGTGTTAAAGGTACTGATGCAACTATTGCCGCAGTATATAATTCAACAAATGGCATTTTGATTGGTGCAAATGTCACTGCAACTAACAAATTAACTGGTTATCTTTCTAATCTACGTATTGTAAAGGGTATTGCAGTATATACAGGTAACTTTACTGTGCCAACTAATGCATTAGGATTATCACAAACTAGTGGTACAAATATTCAAGCAATTCCAAGTGCCAATAGTACATATTATAATTCATTTAATGGATCTAGTCAATATCTAACTACATTCTCTACTTCAAACTTTGCATTCCCTGCGGGCACTGACTTTACAGTTGAATTCTGGTTTAATACTAATAATCCAGGAGTTGCCGGTAGTTTAGTAGGAAACGGTGATGCAAGTAGTAATGGGTGGGCTATATGGTATAATGGTGCAGGCGTTATAAATTTTCAAACATACTCTGCATCAATTAAGGGAATTTCAGTAACAATATCTACTAATGTATGGTATCATTATGCATTGGTAAGAATAGGTACAACTATAAATGTATACTTGAATGGTGTGGTACAAGGAAGTGCAGTAACTAATAATACTAGCTTTACTGCTAGTACAGCAGCAATGGCTATTGGTTATATATCTAACATCAATCCAGCATTTTTTAACGGATCTATTTCTAATGTAAGAATTACTAAAGGTGTAGGCGTTTATACCGCTAACTTTGCGGTACCGTCAGGTCCGCTAACTGCTACACAATCTAGTGGTACAAATATTAATGCAATAACAACAGGTCAAACTGTATTGTTAACTTGTCAAAGTTCATCAATAATAGATAATGGCACATCATTATTACCAATTACAAATTGGAATGGGGTAATTATTAGCCAAACTCCAGTGATATTTACATATACACAGTTATTAATGTTCCAGACTACTGCACCAATATATGATGCAAGTCTCACTGGTAATGGTAATAATTATCAAATGACAGTCTCAGGTACACCTGTAACTAGTCCTGCAAATATGGCATATGCTCCGTTTGCTAGTAGTAATGGACGTAGTGTATTCTTTACTGGTAGTAGTCAATATATACAAGCACCTAGCAACAATGTTTTTACATTTGGTTCTTCAAATGATTTTACAATTGAAGGTTGGATATATCTAGCCAGCGGTACTAGTAGTGGTACATTATATGATAGTAGAACAGGTTTAACTACACTAAGCCCACAAGTTTATATTCAATCAAATATTGTTAACTATGCAGTAGCAGGTGTTAGTGTCATCAATTCTACAACTATATTACCATTAAGCACTACAACGTGGTATCATATTGCAGTGGTTCGTATTTCAAATATAACAAAATTATATGTAAATGGAATTCAAGTAGGTAATAACTATACTGATACTAATAACTATGTAATTGGCGCACCATATATTGGAACTGGATATAATAGTAGTAATCCATTAAATGGTTATATTAGTAATTTACGTGTCGTTAATGGTACCGGTGTATATTCAAACAGTTTCTTCACTCCTATTGCGGCATTAACAAGTACACAAACTAGCAGTTCAAGTACTATAGCATTGAATAGTTCAATACCAAGTTTAGGTAGTAGCGTTTACTTTAATGGTGCTAATGACTATATGAAGTTACCTAGTTCAGTAACTGATATGGGTGTAAATGATTTTACTATTGAATTATATTACTATCCAACTAGTCTTTCTGCAATTTCAACATTACTAGGACAGTATACAGCTGCAACCACTGCATTAGGATATTGGAATATTCAAGTTACAACTGCAGGTATTATAACAGTATACTACAATGGTTCTACTAACTTTACAGCAAGTACTGCTATTTTAGCTAATGAGTGGGTACATATTGCACTAGTAAGAGCAAGTGGTACAATAACATTATATGTTAATGGTGCCAGTTACGGAACTGTAAGTTTTGGATCGCAATTTGGTTTAACAAGTGTAGGATCTCCATTATATATAGGTGCAACTCAATTAAGTGGACCAACTCAATATGCCGTAGGATACATGAGTAATTTACGTATTGTTAAGAATATAGCAGTATATACCGGGGCATTTACTGTACCGTCAAGCCCATTAGCCATAACACAAAACTCAGGTACAAATATTGCGGCAATAACAAGTTCAGTAAGCACTAGTTTATTACTATTCCAGAATTCACCATTCACTGATAACAGTGGATACAATAATACAATAATGGGATTTGGTGTTCCATTATATACTCCGATGTTTAGTCCATCGTTCTTTACTTATCCTACACCTACTAACGGTAATAGTGGATACTTCAATGGTTCAACTTCATATCTATCTTTAACACAACCTACTAGTGCAGGTACCGGCGACTTTACAATTGAAATGTGGGCATATCCCACATCATTGCCCGCATCACAGTATTTATTGAGTACCAGTACTACAGGATCTACTGCCTCTACTACTAACGGATATGTATCACTAAACGGTACAACTCAATATCTAACTGTACCTTCTAATAACGGATTTGTTTTTGGTACAGGTGACTTCACAATTGAATGTTGGGTATATACTACAGTAGCAGCCACAAACGGTGCATCAACTACAGATAGATTTATATTTGGCGCTATTGGAAATACACCATCATGGTCTGTATATCTTCAAAACGGTGCCACATTAATACCTAATTTTTATTCACCAACTGGATCAGTGGCCAGTTCAATCTCAGTTGCAACAAGTACATATACTCATATAGCAGTCGTAAGATATAGTGGAAATATGTATATCTATGTTAACGGTAACTTAGGTGGTACCGTAGCGAATAATACCAACTATACAGCTAGCGGTACACAATATATAGGTCGTGCTGATGATGCCAATAACAAATATTTTACAGGAAATATTTCTAACTTAAGAGTTGTAAAAGGTACAGCAGTATATACATCATCATTTATTCCACCGTCAAGTCCATTAACTGCAACACAACTTTCAGGAATAAACATATCTGCAATTAGTGCAGGAGTTGCAGGAACTAGTGGTACACAATTATTAGCATTACAATCTGCTCTTACTACTGATGCCAGTGTAAATAATCTTACATTAACTGCTATAGGTACTCCATCATTTGTTACATCAGGTGGCCCGTTCACCTCACCATTGAGTGCTGGTTCTTTCCATCTATGGATAATATCAAGTGGTGTGATTAGACTAGCAGTAGATAGTGCGGCTTCGAGTATAGATAGCGTAACTCCTTCAGTGGCTAAAATAAACACATGGACACATATTGCAATTGTTCGTTCAAGTGGTATTATAAGCATGTATGTTAACGGATACAAACAGGCTACTACATTAAGTAAAGTAACAGTATTCGGCGGTACCGACACATTGAATGTTGGACGCTATCAACCAATTACGGGTTCTTACTTTGCAGGATATATTACTAACGTAAGATTTGTATATGGTTCATCTTCAATATACTTAGGTAATCCGGGTACACCGCTTTATACTACACCTCCTTATTCTGCACCGTTAACGGCTATTACAAACACAACATTATTGTTGTTGCAGTCAACATTAACCAAAGATAATAGTACAAACAATGTAACAGTTACAAACACAGGCGTTGTATTATCAACATTTACCAATCCATATACAATGATGAAATTGCCTGTAGTTCTTACAGCACAAACTACTAGAGATGTTGCTAGTGCATCTTTTAAAGATAGTAGTATATATAATGCAACATTTACAAGTGGTTCATTATTGTATGCAAGTTATCAACCTACTGTAAGTCCGTTTGGTGTAGCACCAGTGTTCTTACTTGGTCAATCAAGTCTAACACGTGATAATAGTATTAATAACTATGCTATATCCGGATATACCGGCGAGCCTAGAATTAATCCATATGTAACACCATTCAGTGGTACTACTAATGCAATTGCATTTAATGGTAGTACGCAATATATTACTAATACTACTAATTTATATAATAGTTTAGGCGGTGACTTTACTATTGAATTCTTTATGATGGCAGGACCACAAACTGCTAGTACAGGTGCATTGATATTAGGAAGAAACAATTCATATACTACGGCAACTAATAATAATTATTATATCATGTGTAGTCATCCTGGTGTAGGTCATGCAGGTCCTACAAGTTTACAAACCATACAAATTTACAGTTATTCGTATAGTACCACAAATCCTGTATTCGTAGGCACAACACCAGTATGCGATAGTAAGTGGCATCATATTGCAATTGTAAGAATTAATAATATTGTTAAAATATATATTGATGGAGTACTAGATACAAGTCCAAATAATAGTTTTACTAATACTGGTACTTGGGATTATAGTAATTATACAATAGGTAGTAGTAATAATGACGGTACATATTCAATAGCACAATTAGCATATAGTGGTATGTTAAGTAATTTACGTATCATTAATGGTACTGGTATTTACACGGGCGTATTTACCCCACCAACAAGTAACTTAACTTTATCACAAACTAGTAGAACTAATGTTGTTGCTTATAATGCTACATCAATCACATCACCAACTGGGTATAGTTGGACATTTAATGGTGTTGCTAGTAGTTATGTAACAATAACACCAATACCAACATTGAACTTTGGTTTGAATGATTATACTGTTGAATTCTGGCATTTCTTAAGTGGTAGATCTGCTAGTACTACATATCCTTGCTTATTCGGAAATTATAATTCTTTTACTACAGGTTCATTGGCAATGTACGCCGGTCACAACTCTAGTGTGACAACAAAATATCAACTTGCATTTAATGGATTATCATTCCCGACTAACGCATTAATAAGTAACAGTAATATTATATATGGTAAGTGGACACATATTGCAGTGGTGCGTAGATCAGGAGTAGTATATCTATATATTAATGGTGTATTAGATTCATCATCTACCTTAGGTAATTATGTTGTCTATAGTCCTAATAACACATGGTATATCGGTGGAATAGGTGATAATCCTTCTACTAGTTTTATAACTGGTTATCTAAGTAATTTCCGTGTAGTTAATGGTATAGGTTTATATTCAGGTACAAATTCAGTTACTACAAACTTCACATTACCTACATCTGGTTTCAATACAACACAGAGTTCAAGTTCTAACATTGCAGCAATATCAACATCATTAGTTACTAATGGTGGCGCAGTTTGGTTTAGCGGTGGTGGTAGTACAGGTTATCAAATTGTAACATATTCATCAACATACGGTTCTATTCTGAATGGTGGATTATTAAATCTAACAGTTGAAGCCTGGGTTTATTTATATGTAATGCCTACATCAAACACATGGACTACTGGTGTGTCAACATTGTTTAGTATTGCTGGTTCATTATCAACTGGTGTACATTTTGTCATTGGTTCAAGCAATCTATTCATAGTAGTAAGCAATACATCGTACATTGGATATCAACATAACATGACAGCTGCAACATGGTATCATATTGCATATGTAATAAACAATGGTATTACTACAACATACGTAAATGGTGTAGCTCTTGGAAGTCAAATAAATATACCTACTATTGTTAGTTTGCCGTACTCATATCAGGCTAGTTTAGGAACTAGTGCAAGTACTGCAGGATATGGATTGAATGGATATATTAGTAACCTAAGAGTATTGAAAAATATAGCAGTTTATACAGGTAATTTCACACCAAGCATAACTAATCCATTAACTAATACACAAAGTATAGTAACAAACGTTAACGCAATAACTGGTACTAATACTGCTTTATTAGCATTACAAAACTCAACTACAACCGATGCAAGTTCAAATAATTTAACATTGACTGTTACAGGTACACCAACAATTAATAGAAAGGTATATCCTGCATTCCAAGTAGCATATGCACGTAGTGCTTATTTTCAATCTTTCCCTGCAACATCAGGTACCTCTTCAATAACAGTGCCTAGTAGTATTAGTATCTATAACTATACTGTAGGTACATTTACACTAGAATGTTGGATATATCCAATTACATTCGGCGGTACATATCAAATTATTATTAGTAATGATGCATCAACTGGACTTACACCGTTTGGTATAAATTCAAGTGGAACTATATTTTATGGATATTCACCTACTGCTAGTTATGGACAAACTGGGGTAACATCTACCGTCGTAACATTCAATACGTGGAATCATTTAGCATTTGTAAGAAGTTATACAGCTTCTGGTGGTACAGTAACAATCTATATCAATGGACAATCCGGATATACTGGTTCAAATGTTATTGCTTATGCACAGGGTGTAATGCGTATTGGTGCTGAACAAAACGGTACTACATTCCCCTTTACTGGATATATATCTAATGTGAGACTTGTCAACGGTATAGCATTATACACAAGTAATTTTACTGTACCTACATCAACCTTATCTACTACACAAAGTGCCAATATTAACGGTAGTCCAAGCGCTGCAATAGCAGTTAATGCATATTCAGGTTATTTTAATGGATCACAATATATCTTCGTACCATCTAATTCATATCAATTTGTATTAGGTAATAATAACTTCACTATTGAATTTTACTTTTACTACTCTGCATCAGGCAATCCTCTATATTTCATTGATTTTAGAGGATCAGATTCTTCTCCATATCCAAGTATATATGTGTCTAATAATATATTATTTTATTATACTTTAGGTGCTTCTAAAATTGCTAGTTCAACTTTATTGCAATATACTTGGTATCATTGTGCATTAACAAGAAATAATAATATTACTACATTATATGTGAATGGTGTAGCACAAGGTACATATACTGATACCAATACATACCTATTAGGTACACCATCGAGACCTATTATAGGTACTATCTACACGGGTGCTGGTAGTAATTATTTATATGGTTATATAAGTAACATGCGTATAGTTAATGGTAGTATAGTATATACAGGAGCATTTACTCCACCTACAACTAACTTGACTAGTACACAAAGTTCAGGTACTAATATTAATAGTATATCAGCACCAACAACCTCAGATGGTTATTATGATAATTATTTTACTAATAGCACAGGTCAATATTTATCAGTGCCTGGATCACAATATGTATTCGGTACAAATCCATTCACAGTAGAATGTTGGGTATATGCTCTTTCATTATCAGCCAATCAAGTATTTGTTGATAATTGGGTTAACACCACATTTGTTCCGGGTCAATGGACATTATATTCACTTGCCACAACAGGTTATGTAGTCTTTGCATATGCCACTAGTACTGTTGCACAAACTATTATAACAACTACAATTGGTATACCTGTAGGACGCTGGACACATGTTGCGGCAGTGAGAACTAATACTAGTGCAAATGGATTTGCAATATACGTACATGGATTGCTTGCTCAAACTGCAACATTAAGTGCAAGTATAGGTATAAATGCAACAAGCAGTATTGGTATATTAACCAGCAATAAAACATCACCATTGAACGGGTTTATATCTAATGTTAGATTAACTAATGGTGTGGCAGTTTATACCGGTATATACTCACCACAAAATAGTCCACTAACTAAATCACAGAATTCAGTAAGTACTTCACAAAGTAGTTTATTAGTGGCTCAAAATGCAACTACTACTGATGCAAGTACTAACGCATTCACATTGACTGCGGTAGGTAGTCCAACACTGAGTATAACATCACCCTTTGTTGTACCTAATGGAAGTAGCGTATTTTATAATGCATCTACCATCAGTTATTTAAACCCTAGTTATGGATATACCATGACTACAGGAGATTTTACTGTTGAGGTATATGCTTATTGCACAAACTCAAGTAATTTTAATTATATATTAAGTACTAACAATGCTAATAGTGATACAGGTTTCTATTTAGGTTTTGCTACCGCTGGTATATTTAGTTATGGTGGACTTACTACAAATACTAGTTTAGATAGAAATACAAGTGCCGCATTGTTTTATGTATGGACTCATATTGCTTATGTTAGAATCAATGGCGTTGAATCATTGTATTTTAATGGTGTGCTTGTATCAACATCTACACGTTTATTAAACTTTACGTCTAATAGTTACATGTATATCGGATATAATCCACAAGTCGGTGGTTACTTTGGTGGATATTTAACTAACCTTAGAGTTGTAAGGGGACTAGGAATATATACAGGTAACTTTACAACTCCTACTGCTCCGTTAACTTTAACACAAAGTTCAAGCACAAATATTAGTGCAATTACAGGTACTGTACCTACAAATGGATCAAGTGTTACCTTCAACGGTAGTTCATATTTAAGCACTGCAGGTAGTAGTCAACTTGCATTTAATAATAGTCAATATACAATTGAATTTTGGGTTTATTTTAATGCACTAAGTGTACAACAATGTTTCTATGACTTAAGAGGTGCAACAACCACAAATATTGCATCATTCATGCAACTATTGAGTAATAATACAATAACATATAATGTTGGTACTACTGTTATAATAACATCAAGCGTAACTTTCAGTTCACCTTTCTGGTACCATGTTGCGGTTGTAGGAACAAATCAGAATACAAATGGTGTTACTATGTATGTAAATGGTGTCAATGTGGGTACTGGCACAGATAATAATACTCATTCCCAATATGGATTACGTATAGGACAAACAGGAGCAGGTACAAATACATTCAATGGCTATATTAGTAATTTTAGAATAGTAGTAGGTACAGCAGTATATGCATCTAACTTTGCAGTACCTTCAGCACCACTAACTGCAATAACAAATACAAAAATATTAGTGTTGCAAAACTCAACAACTACTGATGCAAGTTTGGTAAACTATACATTAACTGCTACCGGTACAGTAACATTAAGTACAACAGTATCACCGTTCATTTATGTTCCACAAGTATTAATGTTCCAAAATGCAACTACTAATGATGCAAGTGTGAATAATTTTATATTGAATATATCATCTGGGTCATTAACATTATATCCATTAATAACACCTTTTGCAGTATCTAATGGTTATAGTGTATACTTTACAGGTAGTTCACAGTATCTAACAGTACCAAGTAATTCTTCACTTCAATTTGGTACACAAGATTTTACTATTGAGGGTTGGATATATATATTAAATGGTAATACAGGTACACTATATGATGGTAGAACATCATTGACCTCAACAAGTCCAGTAATCTATATAAATGCAAGTACATTATACTATGCAGTAGGTAGTACTGTTGTAATTACAGGCGTGACATTATCTAATAGTACGTGGTATCATATTGCAGTTGCCCGTGTGTCAAACAATACAAGTTTATATATAAACGGTGTTCAAACAGGTATTATATACTCAGATAACACAGTATTGAATACAGTAAGCACTCCTGCTATCGGTACAGGTTATTCCGGTACTTATCCATTGAATGGATATATTACTAACGTGCGTATTGTAAAAAATCTAGCAGTATATACTAACAACTTTGTTGTACCAACTGTACCGTTAACTGCAACAGTAGGTGGAAATATTGCAGCAATACCATCACTAACAACTACTAACGGTTATTATGCTTGCTCGTTCAACAGCGCACAATCACAGATATTAAGTTTACCGGCAAATGCAGCATTTGCTTTCGGCACTGGAGCATGGACTGTTGAGGCATGGGTTTATTTAGTAACGCTTCAAGAGAGTTTTGTTTTCGATACTAGAAATAGTGCGGCTACTAATGGTATTGGATTGCGTATTGACCCAACCGGAACATTATACTATTCTGGCTCAGCAAACAATGTATTAACAACCACAGCAATTACCACAGGTTCTTGGTACCATGTTGCGTGGTCATATAATGGCACAACACTTACTGGATATATTAATGGCGTAAGTGGTGGGTCTGCAACACCAGGCTTCAACCTCACACTGAATAGTCCTTCAATCGGTAGAATTAATTATTCAGTTTCTGGTTTCCTAAATGGATTCATATCTAATTTACGTGTAGTTAAGGGTATAGCGGTTTATACGGGTAATTTTACAGTACCAACAGGCCCATTAGCAGCAACACAAAGTTCAGGTACAAACATCAGTGCAATTACAGGTACTGCAACGTCTTTATTAACTTGTCAAAGTTCAACTATTATTGACAACAGTACATTTAGTGCAACTAATATTATTACAAATGGTAATTCTGTAAACACAATAATTGCAATTGGATTGTTTGGAAATAATTCAGGCACAACATTGTTAACAAGTCAAAGTTCAACTATAGTTGATAATAGTGCATTCCCAACTACTATTACAAACGTTGGTTCTACTTTAACATTCCCAGTAATTAATCTATTTGGTGTAAATAACGGTGTAACTCAATTACTAACATTACAAAATAATACATTAGTTGATAATAGTTACAATGGATTCACGCTCGGTAATAGTGGTTCTACAACTTTAGTGCCTGCAAATGGATTATTTAATACAGGTATAACACAGTTACTAGCATTACAATCGTCATTAACTACTGATATTGGTTATTACGGTGTCACTTTAACACCAACCGGATTTACAAATTTAAGTACTGTTTCACCGTTTGTAGCAACTAACGGTAGTAGTGTATCATTTAATGGTAGTGGTAACTATTTAAGTATAACAAGTAATAATGTATTCACACTTAGTACAAATGATTTTACTATTGAAGGTTGGATATATCTAAGTGGTGTTACAACAACAGGCACGTTGTATGATAGCAGAACAGGTGCAACTACTGTCAGCCCGCAAGTTTATATAAACAACAATACTGTATATTATGCAGTAGCAGGAAATATTGTTATTACTGGTTCATCATTGAATACAATAACATGGTATCATATTGCAGTAGTAAGAATTTCTGGCGTAACAAAATTATATATAAACGGCGTTAAGTCAGGAAGTAATTATACAGATAGTAATAGTTATGTAATCGGTGCACCATTCATTGGTCAGGGTTATGATAATAGTTACCCATTGAATGGCTATATCAGTAACTTACGTGTAGTAAATGGTACTGGTGCATATGTATACAACTTTACACCACAAACAACCCCACTAACTAGTACACAGTCTAGTAGTGCAAGTACGCAAGCATTGACTTCATTACCTACAACAGGTTACTATAGTGCATACTTAAATGGTACTAATGGATACTTAAGTTTCAACAAGACATCATATAATGTATTAGCAGGTAGTGCGTTTACAATTGAAGCATGGGTATACTTTACAAATTATCCAGGCAGCACTGGTGCATATAATATTACATTATTGTCTACTATAAACGCTTCAAACAATGCAGGATTTTTAGTAAACTTCACCGGTAGTGCTACAGCTATATCAGGATTTGGAGTATATGCTTGGTCTACTCCGACTACAATTACTAATGCATTTAGTTACAATTTCTCTTTAGCAACATGGTACCATGTTGCAGCCATGAGAAATAGTAGTGGAACGTTCACATGTTATGTAAACGGGGTAAGTTTAGGATCATATACAAACACTAGTACTTGGGTAGATAATACTACTTACTATATTGGATACAACGGTCAGGCTTCATACCCTTACTATTTCCCTGGTTTCATAAGCAATTTAAGAGTTACATTAGGACAGGCAAATTATATAAGTAATTTTACTCCAAGTACAACTGCACTAACAATAACACAAAGTGCAAATACAAATGGTAGTCCAAGCCTCGCAATCGCACAATCAACTAATACTGGTTATTATAATTATGTGTTTACTGGTAATACTGCACAGTATTTAGGATTGCCTAGTACAGGATTTGTATTTGGTACTAGTCCGTTTACAGTTGAGTGTTGGGTATATATGACATCATACACTGCATCATCAATGGTTGTAGATAATTTTACAAATGCTTCATCAGGTTCATATGCTGTCGGTCAATGGCAAATATACTTAACTTTTACTACCGGCACAGTCAATTTCTTATATGCAACTTCAGCATCAGCAGTTACAACAATTACTACTTCAAATGCAGTTCCGTTAACAACATGGACTCATATCGCTGCAGTACGAACAAGTACAAGTGCAAATGGATTTATAATTTATGTTAACGGTGTTGTAGGGGTTACTACTACATTAAGTCAATCTATCGGGGTAGTCAATACTAGTGGTATAGGAATACAATATCAACCTAAGTCTGCACCATTCTACGGCTTCATAAGCAATATGAGATTTACATATGGTGTGGGAGTATATAGTTCTACATTCATACCTCAAACAACACCTTTAACTAATACACAAAGTGGCGGAGGTTATGTTCCTGCTAGTTTAATGGCATTACAAAATGCAACCACAACAGATGCAAGTACAAATAACTTAACACTAACTGTTACAGGTAGCCCAGCGTTAACTGCATATCCAAGCCCATTCAATGGAACTAGCACTCAACAATATGGTATGCTACTAAGTACAAATCTGTATGCATACACTACTACCGGTATTAGTTTTGGAACAGGTGACTTTACCATTGAATTCTGGGTAAATCCATACTATGGTGGAGGTACACTAATAGATTTCAGACCATCGGGAGTTAGTAACTACACCGGGTATATGGCAATTAGTATGGCAGTTGTATCTTATGGCATTATAACTTTTACTGCCGGTGGTTATGCTATTGCTTCTACTATTAATATGACTGTTGGTACGTGGTATCATGTTGCAGTTGCTAGATCCGGTGGAGTCACTAGACTGTTCATTAACGGAACACAAACTGGTCAGGCACCCACAGATGTACAAACATATAGTGCAGCAACTAACAGACCAGTAATAGGTACTGATAATTCATTAAACAATGGACCTAGCAGTGGTAATTATATAAGTACAGTTAGAATTGTAAAAGGCGTTGGTATATATTCTGCAAACTTTACCCCACCAACAACACCATTACAAGCAACACAGTATGCAACTTCTACTATAGGTGCAATTAGTGCAGGACAAACAGAATTGTTAGCATTAAATTCATCAAATATAGCGACTGATAGTAGTGGTAAAAATAATTCATTATCTAGTAATTATTCTACGTCTTTAGTTTCATTAAATCTAAGTCCTACACCAACTAATGGTAGTAGTGTATATTTCAGTGGTAGCACACAATATATCAATGCACCAAGTAACGCATTATTCACATTTGGTACAAACAACTTTACAATTGAGGGTTGGATATATCTATATACTAGTGCTACAGCAGGTACGTTATTTGACAATAGAACTGGTGCAACTACAGTAAGTCCGCAGATTTATATTACCGGTAGTACTATATATTATGCAGTAGGTGGAACAGTTGCTATTACGGGTAGTTCGGTAAGTACATTTACTTGGTATCATATTGCAGTAGTTAAATCTTCTGGTAGTACCAAATTGTATGTAAACGGCACACAGTCAGGTAGTACATACACAGATAGTAATAATTATGTAATTGGTAGTCCATATATTGGTACAGGTTATGCTAGTAGTAATCCATTGAATGGCTTTATATCTAACTTGCGTGTAGTCAACGGTACCGCTGCATATACTACATCATTCACTCCAAGTACAACTCCGTTAACTACTAGTATAAGTAGTGGCGGTTCAATAGTGTCTATATCAGCGGCTACAACTAGTGTTGGTTATTATGCTACTTCGTTTAATGGTACAAATCAATATCTAACGATACCATATGTAACCTCTAGTTTCGATTGGTGGACTACAGATTTCACAATTGAAGCATGGGTAATGCCTACTACATTAGCAGGATGGAGTATAGTTAGTACAAACAACATACCTTGTATGGTATCAAATTCACAATATAACAACAACGGTAATTATTGGGCTTTTGGTCCGTTAACTGACGGTACAGTTAGATTCTATTATTATACCGGTGCACAGCAAGTAGTTACATCAAGTGCAACAGTTACAGTTGGACAATGGAACCATATTGCAATGACTAAAACTTCAGCAGGTATTAGAATTTGGGTTAACGGTGTAGGTACTACCGCTGTAGCAATTGTCTCGACACCTTTATCTAATCCAAATCAACCATTAGTAGTTGGTGCTTATTTTAACACTTATATAAATGGATTTGTTTCTAATTTAAGAATAACAAGAGGGGTTGCAGTATACACAGGTACCCCGTTTACGGTACCAACAGGACCATTATCAGCAACACAAAGTACTGGTACTAATATTGCTGCAATCACAGCACCTACAACTAGTAATGGATATTATGCTTATGCGTTTAATGGTAATTCAGGTTCTGACATTACTGTTCCGGTTAGTTCTAATTATGCATTTGGTACCGGTGACTTTACTGTTGAGTTTTTTATTAATACTACGGATATTACAGGTGGATGTGTAGTACCTTCAACTACTCAAGGCACTGGATATTGGGCACTTTATTTTAGTGCAGGAAACATGGTTTGGCAGAGTGCATTCGGTCTATCAAACGCATGGATTTATGCTGCGACAACAACTATTTTAAATGGATCATGGAACCATGTAGCGATATCACGTGCATCTGGTTCTACTAAATTGTTCGTTAACGGAGTATTAGCTGCAACTAATGCAGACGCAACAAATTATACATGGTCTCCTAATGGTGCTAGCGGCTTACAAATAATGAGTGATACTAACCGAGGTGCGTCCGGTAGTAATACAGGTACTTTATATGGATCATTGTCTAATTTAAGAATAACCAAAGGAGTTGCTGTATATACAGGTGCGTTTACTGTACCAACAGGACCATTAGCTGCTACTCAAGGTTCTGGTACAAATATCAGTGCAATTACAGGTACAGCAGTAATATTGTTAACTGCACAAAGTTCAACCTTTGTTGATAATAGTACATTTAATAATACTATTACTAATAGCAGTGGTTTTACTATTACAAGCATTGCATATGGATTATTTAATAACACAGGTGTTTCGTTATTAACTGCACAAAATGCTACATCTATTGATAATAGTATTAATAGTACTACTATTACAAATAACGGTGCTGCTCTTAACTCAGTAGCATTTGGATTGTTCAACAATACAGGTGTTTCGTTATTAACTGCACAAAATGCTACATTTGTTGATAATAGTGTTAATGGTGTAACTATTACAAATAGTGCTCAACCAGTAACCTCTGCACAAGTATATGGATTGTTTGGTACTAGTATTACTGCACTATTAGCATTACAGAATAGTTTGACAACAGATACAAGTATATATAATAATGTATTGACCCCGGCAAACCTTGCTACAGGTGGTGTTGCATTAGAAAAATCATTTAGCCCACTTGGTGGATATAATGTACCTTCATTCTTAACAGCACAATCAGCACTTAATACAGATAATAGTATAAATTCAATGTCGAGCGGTATAGGTGTTAATTTTACAGTATTCCAAACAACTGTAACACCGTTTGGTGCACAAACACCAACTGCATTGTTAGCAGCGCAGACTAGTACTTTATTAAACGATGCTACTGGTTCATATACTCTGGTCAATCAAGGTACAGCTATACCAGTTAGTACAATTAACGGACCGTTTAATAGTGATACTCCATTATTAACATTACAAGGTACATTAATAACTGATAACAGTAATACTAGGTCACAAATGACTGTAACTGGTGGTGGAGTAGCACCTACTGATAGTAGTCCATTCACAACAAGTAAATCAGTTACTGGTTTATTATTGCCATACAGTTATAGTGATATTAGTGTTGCTAACTCTCCTATTGCTAATGGTACAACTGCCCCGCAATCTGTTACTGTATACAACCCATTTACTATTCCAAGTAGTTTGGTAAGTGTGTTAGCATTGCAAACCAGTACTATTAATTCAGAATCTAGTATTAACTTTAATACATTTACTACATCAGGTACTGCACCTACAAGTAGCACACTAAGTCCATTCGGAACATATAATAGCAATGGTATATTAATATTGAATACTGCTAGTACGTTAGGTATTACTGCAAATATAGTTAACTTTGCAAATCTATTAGTAACTGCAAATGATAATGTCACAACTAATACATATTCAATTAGTGTTACTGCATTGAATACTAATAATATTGGCAATAGAGTTACACTTGATACTGGATATAATCCACCCGCAATAAATATCGCACTTTCTATTGATCCTAATACTAGCAATGTATCTTTATCTGAAGCAGTATATAGTACACCAATTACGCCGAATATAGGAAATATTATAATTACACAGTGGATGTTACAAGATTATAGAAATAGTACTTTAGTGGCAAATACACAAACAGGTGCAGCTAATATACTTATTAATGAAGGATTCAATAGTAACTTATCAGAACCATTGATTAACTCACCAATACCACTAAGTGGTAATATTGTACTAACACAATGGATGTTCCAGGATCAAAGAAATAGTACATTAACTGCAAATGCAAGTACAGGTGGTGCTAATTTGTATGTTACATATGTAGGAAATATAGCAAATATTAATTTAGTAGAACCGATATCTAATGTATTCTTGCCTAATGTATTCAGTACACCTAGAGTAATAGCAGATGTGGGTACAAATCCACCTAGCTCTAGTGTTACGTTTGCATTATACCCAACATATTCATATACAGACGGTGTGTTTATTACTGCTAGTAACGTACAAAGTGGTGGTAGTGGTAGTTCATTCACTAGCAACCAACAAGTCTGGTATTAATTTAAATTGGTAACAAATTGTAATTGATAAGTACATTGTGATAAATGTATTTCAATTAAATTATGATACCAGACTACGCAGTTGGTACGAACTTAGATCCCAAATCGAGGATACACTAATCCAAAATAAATGCGTAGAAATAGATGAATATTGGCAACATGCGCCATTAGTCAATCACCATTTACATATACTAGACGTTTCAGCATGGCCTGGGCCCTGGGATCTTTTGGTAGAAAATACCTATTGTACGGTTGCAAGAGCCTTAGGAATGTGTTATACTTTACTTCTGACAGGAGTAAATGATATAGAATTAGTTGAAGCAACTGATAATAATGGTGAGGATGTGGTATTAGTCCTAGTTGATAACGCAAAATATATACTTAATTACTGGCCCGATACGGTACTAAGTAATACACTAACTGATTTTACCATCAAACGTCACATAGACATATCACACTTACAACTAAAACTATAATAAGGCAAACAATGAATATAAAAGTAGTTAAAAGAAATGGGGAAACAGTTCCTCTAGACATTAGCAAAATACAAAGACAAGTAGCATATGATTGTAAGGGCATAGACAATGTAAGCCCAAGCATGATTGAGATTAAAGCACAGATAGAATTACATGATGGTATAAGCACAAAAACAATTGATGAATTATTGCTTAAGGCAATGGTAAACTTAATTGATGAAAGTGAAAATAGTGACATTAATAATGTTAACTATCAGTATGTAGCAGGTAGACAAAAAGTTAGTATGCTACGTAAAGAAGTGTATGGTCAGTATGAACCACCTAAACTATATGATATCGTAAAGAAGAACGTTGAGTTGGGAATGTATACAACAGAACTGTTAACCTGGTATACAGAGGATGAATGGGATATCATTGACTTATTCATCGACCATGGCAAAGATGAAGACTATACATATGCGGCTATTGCACAGTTAGCAGAAAAATACCTAGTACAAAATCGTGCTACTGGTCAAATTTTTGAGACTCCGCAAGTACGTTATGCAATCGCAGCCGCCACTGCATTCCATAATGAAGTAAAAGAAAAGAGATTAAAATATGTTAAAGAATATTACGAGTGTGCGAGTGATGGTCAGTTTACTCTTGCTACTCCTGTGTTGGCCGGTCTTGGGACGACTACTAAACAATTTAGTTCATGTGTTCTTATTAGCAGTGACGATACACTAGATAGTATCTTTGCCGCAGGTGAAATGATGGCCAAGTATGCTAGTAAACGTGCTGGAATAGGATTAGAGATTGGTCGCATTCGCCCACTAGGAGCACCTATTCGTAATGGTGAAATCAAACACACAGGTATGATTCCTTTCTTAAAGAAATGGTTTGGTGATCTACGTAGTTGTAGTCAAGGTGGTGTACGTAATGCAAGTTGTACAGTTACATTCCCCGTTTGGCACTATCAGTTTGAAGACCTAATCGTATTAAAGAACAATCAAGGCACAGAAGAAACACGTGTACGTCAAATGGATTACTCAGTTGTAGTCAACAAGATGTTCTTTAATCGTTATAAGAACCAAGAGAATATTACATTATTCGATCCACATGATGTACCAGACTTATATGAAGCCTTCTATAGAGACACAGAAGAATTTGAAACATTATATAAACACTACGAAAACAAACGTGGTATCAAAAAGAAAGTTCTTCCCGCCGTTGAAATCTTTAAGAACGGCATATTAAAAGAACGCACAGACACAGGACGTATCTATCTTGTGTTTATTGACAACGTAATTAATCAAGGTCCGTTTAATACAAAAACAGATCCGATTTATCAGAGTAACTTATGCCAAGAAATTCTATTACCTACAAAACCTTTTCAACGCATTGAAGACGAGGCAGGGCGTATTGCACTATGTACATTAGGCAGTATTAACTGGGGCGCATTTAAATCAGCCCAAGACATGCGTAAGGCATGTAGAGTATTAGTTAGAAGTTTGAGTAATCTCCTTAGCTATCAAGACTTTCTCTCAGTGCAGAGTAAGTTGGCTAACTTAGACTTTGAACCTCTTGGTGTAGGAGTTACAAATTTAGCATACTGGCATGCAAAGCGTGGATTCAAATATGGAGAATCAATTGCATTAAGTGAAGTTAAACGCTGGATGGAACATCAAGCATATTATCTAACTGAAATGTCAGTAGAATTAGCACAAGAAAAAGGTGCTTGTAAACGTAGCCAACATACATTCTATGGACAAGGTATCTTCCCTTGGGAACGCAGAGCAGAGGGTGTCAATGAGTTAGCAGACTTTACTCCAAGTCAAAACTTAGACTGGGAAACATTACGTAGTAACTTATTAAAGTACGGTATTCGCAATGCTACACTAATGGCAGTTGCACCTGTTGAAAGTTCTAGTGTTGTATTAAACAGCACGAACGGTATTGAGTTGCCTATGGAACTAATTTCAGTTAAAGAAAGTAAAGCAGGAAGTTTTGTGCAAGTTGTACCAGAATACAAACGACTAAAGAATCGTTATCAGTTAATGTGGGATCAACGTGATTGTGTTGAATATTTAAAAACATCAGCAGTACTAGCAGTATATGTTGACCAAAGTCTCTCAACTAATACATTCTATAACCCTGCATATTTTAGTGAAGGTAAAGTACCTGCAACATTAATTGCTAAGAACTTGATGTTAGCATATAAGTGGGGATTGAAGACTATCTATTATAGTTTAATTAACAAAGTAGGTAGCAAGGTAGCATTACAAGAAGATAATGTTATTCCATTCGTTAAACAAGACGTTATTGAAGATGATGAATATTGCGAAAGTTGTGTACTATAATGGATGCATATATCATACAACAGAAAATATTTGATGCTTGGAAATTATTAGCACCCAATTTTAGTGCAAGTGATGTGAAAAAGCAGTATAATGTAGTACCGGTATATGTAGATATAAACGGGGAATTAGTAGAAGTTACTAATGTAACAATAATAAATGATAAAGTGGTAATAAAATGTTAATAGAATTTAATGATGAACTTTCAAAGTTGACAATGGAAGAAAAGTTAAAATTGTTACTAGCATATCATAATCTACCATTAGATTATAAAGTAGATGTAGAAGATATGCCAGTAGTTATACTAGCACTAAATCAAGATGATATTGCAAGTATAAAATTAGATGACGAAGGTGCCATCGATATAGCATACTACGGCGATGACTGGCAAAGACCACATACAGATATGGAAGAATATGAGCAAACGACAATACGACTTAACTAAACAAACAAACTATCTAAACAGAACAATGTTCTTAGACCCAGAAGGTCCTGTAACAGTACAACGTTTTGAAGAAGTTAAATACCCAAAGATTGCTAAGTATGAAGAAACTGCACGTGGTTTCTTTTGGGTTCCTGAAGAAGTATCATTAACTAAAGATAAGATTGACCACAAAGATAGTAGTGAGGCTATTAAACATATCTTTACTAGTAACTTATTAAGACAAACTGCACTTGACAGTATACAGGGTCGTGCCCCTAATCAAGTATTCAGCCCGGTAATAAGTATCCCTGAATTAGAAGCACTAGTTAGCAATTGGAGTTTCTTTGAGACTAATATACACTCAAAATCTTACAGCCATATTATTAGGAACGTATATGGTGTGCCTAAGGAAGAATTCAATAAGATTCACGATACCAAAGAAATAGTAAGTATGGCAAGTAACGTAGGTAAATACTATGAAAACTTACATCAACTAAATTGTTTGAAAGAATTGGATCCTAGTAAAGTTGGTGAGCAAGAACATATCAATAGTATTTGGTTAGCATTAAATGCTAGTTACGCATTAGAAGCATTCCGCTTTATGGTAAGTTTTGCAACAAGTCTTGCTATGGTAGAGAACAAGATTTACATTGGTAATGGCAACATCATTGGTTTGATATTACAAGATGAGATACTACATGCTGAATGGACTGCTTGGTTAATTAATAATGTAATTAAAGATGACCATAGATTTGTTATAGCAAAACAACAATGTGAGCGTGAAGTATATGAAATGTATATGGATGTTATACGTGAAGAAAAAGAATGGGCTGAATATCTATTCAGCAAAGGTGTTGTAATTGGATTGAATGCAGAAATTCTTAAAGACTTTGTAGACTATACTGCATTTACTAGATTAAAAGAAATCGGCATCAAGTATAATGAGAATCACCCAAAGCATAGTCCTATTCCATGGTTCAATAAACATGTAAACATTAACAAGAAACAAAGTGCATTACAAGAAACAGAAAGTACAAACTATGTTATTGGTGTAATGAGTGATGTAGTTGAGTATGAGGAATTGCCTACATTATGATTGATAAAGAATGGTTAGATAAAGTTGTATTAGGATGCACGGAATACAATAACAATAGACTACACACAAACTTCCAGGAAGAAGAAGTGTTAAAGTTTGTAGAATGGTTGCACAATCAATATGGTATTGACTATATTAAACCACAAGCAACACACAGTAATACTCCAAAATAATTATAAGGAAAATAAAATGAAAGCAATCGTTTGGTCAAAGGATCAATGCCCGTATTGCGTACAAGCAAAGGCATTGTTAGAGAGTAAAGGTATTGAGTACGAAGAACGCAATATTAATAACGGCTGGGATAAAGATGATTTATTAGAAGCAGTACCAACTGCCCGATCAGTACCGCAAATATTCTTAGATGAAGAATATATAGGTGGATTTACAGAATTAAGAAAGAAGTTACAATGACATATGAAGTCGGTTCAGTTTACACCATTAAGTTAAACAGTGGAGAAGAGTTGGTTGCTAAAGTAATTGAGATTACAGATACACAATTAAGTATTACAGATCCATTGAGCATTGCTCAAGGACCTAAAGGAATGACATTAATTCCAAGTATGTTTACTTGTGATCCTGAGAAACCTATCAGACTAAATACTAGTAGTGTTACGTTATATGGACATACTGAAGACAATGTAAAGGATCAGTATATCACTATGACGACAGGTATTCAATTGCCTGACAAAAAAATTATAATGGGATAATGCCAAATTTAAGCCGTCAAAATGACCAAAATAGTGTAGGTGGAAAGATTCTTAGAGGATCTCAAACCGTGTTGGTTGATAATGTACCGGCAGGACTACACATCAGTAAGATATCATCACATAGCCCATATGGAAATCCTCATCCACCTCATGAGGCAGCATCTACCACTAATGGTAGTGCAAGTATATTAATAGATAACGTACCTGTACTTATGGTCGGGTCTGGTACAACATGCGGACATCCTATAACTATAGGTAGCCCAACAGTGGAGATTACATGAGTTATAGTCCAATGAATCTTAACTGTATTGGTTCTTTCCTTAATAACCAAGGACTACATATCAATGCTGATGCTCAGGGATATATAGGTCGTATAGGTAAGGGAGACGGTGCATACATCCCAGGTTCAGTATTATTTGGTACTTTCTTGCAAGTAACAAAAGATATATTTGAATATGCATTTAACATAAGATACCCGGTTGTAGAAATGGGTAATCTTATAGTAGGAAGATTATACTATATATCAGTAGTAAGTGATACTGATTTTACTAAGATAGGTGCGTCTGCCAATCGTGTGGGAATAACGTTTGTTGCAACCGATTCAGGGGCGTCTGCAGGGGCAGGTGGCAAATGTAATGATATTAGTGGAAACAGTCAAACAGGTATGACATTTGACCAATATTCTAGTTTAACAAATATGGGATTTGCAGCTCCTATATTAACTAATACTCCCCCGCTTGATTATTATTTTGACCCTAATTCAACTACTTGTAAATTTGGATTTTTGGGGCAATTTGCAGTACAAGCATTTGATGAATTTTATTTACTAAACGGATCATATGCTGATTTCTTTAGTACATTCAGTACCATACTAGGGTATAAAGACAAAACTAATACAGTTATTGATAGTCTTAGTTTAAGTATTAATCACTTAGATGGTATCTATTCAAATATGAATGACTTAATTACCGGTGATATAGCCGGTGTAAGTTTAAGTACATTCTTTTGGGGACAAGATTTAATCAAATTAGGTCGTGCATTAGATTTACAAACTATTCAAAATTTTGGTAGTCCAGATAACTTGTTAAGAACTATAGCAAAGAATAAGGCTATGACCAATAGTTTGAGTATAGCATTTGCAGCTGCCGGATTATCTGCAAACGATATTACAAATATCATTAATGGTCAAAGTGCTAATAACAATCAACAAAAACTATTATATGCCTGTTATAACATGATATCAGGAACTGATTTAGAAGATGTATTAATACCATTAAATTGTCATACTGAACATTTAGATACATTAGCAGACTTATTAAATCCTAAAAAGATATTCCCTAATAGTTATCAATCATTAACGTTCCCCCAATATAATACTATGCCAAGAACTACTAATAGTAAAACATACTATCTATTGTATGAGGGTACTAATGTTAATAAAATACCTAGTTTAAGTTATGGTAATAGATTAGCGGGTATATTGCCTGCTGATATTGCATATGCATGTGATGCCTTTAGTATGAGTATGCGCCAAGTTAAAAATATTCAAAATATAGATATTGAAAAATTTGCACAGGTTGTTACTAACTTAGAAAATGTAAATGATTTGAATGTTAATAGTACTAATGTACCAGTTAACTTAGCGGCAGTAAATTCTGCACTAAGTAAAATAGCCTTAGGTTCAGATACTAACGGTAAATTCAGGACAGCTGACTTTTTTGGTTGCATGACAAATATAGTATATGATTGGCCTAAATTACAGGATATGATATCCAAGTTAGCAACGTTGCCTGAAATACCAACATTACAGCATCATTTTCAATTAATGCTTACACAATTTCAGACTATAGGAACCGGTCCCTTTACAGCAGCCGACTTTAGTACTCACATAAATCCTATAATCGCCGATATAAACAATTTAGTAAATAGTATGGCTAGTACATATAACGATATACTAGGACCTATCGATGCTCTCTATAATGATTTAGGTGGTAAATTAGTCAGAGAACAGAGGTTTAGAAAACAAGTATTCCCTGGTGGTATAGAAAATACTACTAGTTCAAATGCAGATATCTATGGCTTTATAGATAGTCTGAGTACATATTCTCTGGAGACCAAGTTCGGAGAAACTGCTAGTGTTATAGAACAGATAGCAGACCTTTCAACAATAGGAGGTATAAATTTAATTGGTAGTATGCGTGAGGCACGCAATAGTCAGCGTATGGGATTAATGGGAGGAGAACTAGATAATAAAATAGAAACTACTCCGCTTACATTACCCGTACCTAGAGGTGTAAAGACAACAGTAGCCACAACCACTGGCAATGTTGATATTTTCTTTGATGCAGGTACCCCTACCCCGGGTAGCCTCAATGGAAGCCCTCAGTCAACACTAGTACCCGATAATTTAAATGTATTAAATATGGCAACTGTCCCATCGATACTAGTGCCCAGTATAGCAAGAGATTACGTTCATAAATGTAATTGTGATTGCTGGGACTTATTACAATAAAGTACTAAACAGTAAAAGTTTATCATTTAATATAGTGATATATTAAGTTGATATGCTAGTACCATAGGTACCTTAAGAAAGGAGTCTTATGACGATAAATCAATGTGGTAAATGTATATTGGTTTCAATATTAGTATTGTTTACAACCGTATCATTTAATAAAACTCTGTATGATGATATAATTCAAACAGAAGAACAAGTAACAAAGATTTTAGATCCAAAGCAACTTATTTGCATGGCTACTAATATCTTTTATGAAGCCGGTCGTGAAAGCACGGATGGCAAAGCGGCAGTAGCACGTGTAACATTAAACCGTGTAAATAGTGGGTTTGGTAAAACACCTTGCCAAGTAGTATATCAAACAGCTACTAAAGATGACCAAAAAGTCTGTCAGTTTAGTTGGGTATGTGAAGGTAAAGGTAACCCAAACAAGCGTGACCCAAGTTACCAAGACAGTTTACAAGTGGCTTACGATGTGTTAATATTAGATAAGTATAAAGATGTGATACCCAAAAATACATTGTTCTTTCATAATAAGTCAGTACAACCTGATTGGAACTATTATGAAAAGGTACAGGTAATAGGAAATCATATATTCTATAGTAAGAAAAAGAAATCTAAGAAGCATGACCGACGACACCGAATTCGAGGAAATACTGAACTCCCTCAGGGATCGTGACAAGTCCTATGATCCTAAATGGCGAATAGATAACTTAGAATATGATTTGCTTGTTACAGATTGGATAATAGATAAAGTGCGTAATAATGAGAATTACGCACAAAATCTATATGCCGCATTGTGTAATAATACTTTTACTAAGAATGACATTTGGCCTATATTGAGTGAAAAACGGTGGCATTGTTCCTGGCGTCATGCCGGTGGCATAATTGCACGAATGATAGAAAAGGGTGACTATATGGATTGGTACTGTACAGGTATATTTGATGATAATAATCGTATACCAGGTACAGTATCAGAGGGTGAGATAACCGACGAAATTCGTAATGATTTATTTAAATTGGGTTGGATAATAACTACGGAAAATAAAAATGAACAATAATGAACCGGATATTAAAAAGATGATTAGTGATATAACTAGAAAAAATCTAAGCCTGCAAGAAAAAGTTGCTTATCTTAAAAAAACAAATCGCAATGAAATGATAGAAGCAATACGGTCATTAATGCGTAAAGACAAAAAATAAAGTCAACACTTTCTCAATCTAAATAACTGTATGACTATAGATTTTGAAAAAATTAAACCCAATTTAGATTTAATACAGGCCAAACCCGGCCCTATGTATGTATACAAGAATGATGGCTTTGTCAGTAAAGCCATTAGATATTATGGTGAATATTGCCATGCTGAAGTAGACATTATGAAAATGTTTGTTGAGAAGAATTCAATATACATAGATGTAGGTGTCAATATCGGTTATCATGCATTGGCTATGCATAAAGATAGTGGTTGTGCAGTTGTTGGATTTGAACCCAATCCAACACACTTTGCATTAGCCGTTGAGAATTGTAAAGGATTACCTATACAATTATTCAATGCAGCATTAGGTTCTAAAATAGAAAATATTAACATGTCTGACATTCCACCTTTCAATACAGAAGGTAATTATGGAGAAACAGGATATGATAATGAAGGTACCGTAGAAGCAAAATGCATTACATTAGATTCATTAAATCTCCCTAAGATATCTGGTATTAAAATAGATGTTGAAGGATATGAATATAAAGTAATGAAGGGTGCAGAAAATACTATTGACAAATATAGACCTGTTATATTATATGAAGCACTACAGTTAGAATGGGATAAATGTCACGATTTTCTAGACCATAAAGGTTATAGACAATATTGGATAGGTTGTTATAACACACCAGTAAAAAATGACACATACATTCCAAAGAAAGAAAATGATGATTCAGGATTCGGCTTAGGTGGAATCACTAACATCATAGCAGTTCCAAATGAATTACCGCGTATTGATAACTTAATTCCAGTAGTAGAGGGTGAAGCATACGCTGATGCGGCTAAACGAATACAATCATATGTATTAATGTTTTAAATGGAACAGTCTAGTACATTCTGCATGTTGCCCTTCACGGGCATTGCCACACGTGAAGACGGAGAAATCAAAATCTGTTGTAAGAGTTGGCCTATAGGGGAAATCAACAATCATACATTAGAGGAAGTCTGGAACAATGATAACATGAAACGTATCCGTAAGCAGGTACTGAATAATGAACGTCCACCAGAATGTATAGGTTGTTTCTCATATGAGGATCAGAATGTAGAAAGTATGCGTCAAAGACATATTAACAAAGACTTCCCTGAGTCACGTATTAATATGTATCCAAATATATTGGATAATTTAAATGACGATTATACAATGCCATTCGTCATGCCCAGTATTGAAATACGATTAACTAATCTATGTAATCTAAAATGTCGTATGTGCAGTCCAATGGATAGTACTAGTTGGAATGATTGGAACGATATTAAGGACTTTTATGTAAAAGAAAGTAGCCATATCGGTAAGACTATCATTGAATTAAAACTAGATGAAAAGCCATTATTAGATTCATTTGAAGATAATGAACGTTGGTGGCAGAGTTTTGAGAAACTAATACCCAATATTAATTTTTTAGAGTTTGCAGGTGGCGAACCATTAATGGATCCAAGTCATTATAGAATATTAGACATGTTCGGTGAACATGCAAGTAATGTTGATTTAAAATATGCTACCAATTTAACTACATTGGGTAAAGGTAAGCGTAATGTATTTGATTATTGGCCTAGATTTAAATCTGTTACTGTACATGCTAGTATTGACGGTGTAGGAGACTTATTTGAATATATACGCACAAACGCTGATTGGAACGAAGTATCAGATAATATACAGAAAATTAAACAAATACCCACTGTCAAACGTATATTAGCAAGTGTAGCAGTTCAAGCAACTAATGTATTGTCATTAGATAAGACTATTGAATACTTCCTAGATACAATGGAAGTGACATTTTGGAATAACTTTGTCAAATATCCTATGATATTATCAGCACAGGTATTACCCAGTGATTTAAAATTATTAGCAATAGATAGATTAATAATAGTTAGAGATAAAGTCCCAACGTTTAAAATGTGTATTAAAGATCCATATACAATTACTATTGCACATAATCAAATAGATAATATTATTAAGTTTTTACAGGGTGAAGACTATAATCATTTATGGAATGATTTTGTAGAATTTAATCATAGATTAGATATGTCACGTAAGCAAGGCCCATTAGAAGTTATTATCCCTGAATTTAAACCCTATGTATAAAACAATTGCTATTAAGCCTGTATATGTGGGGCCTATGATGGTAACCTGGGACTTGGGTAGGCGTTGTAACTATGACTGTAGTTATTGTACAGCATTGCATCATAATAATCACAGCCGTCATCGTACAGTAGATGAATTAAAACATGCATTTAATTTCATTAAACAATGGACTGATACTTATAACAGTAAAAGAACAACACCATTTGAAACTACAATTAACTTCACGGGCGGCGAACCCACTGTTAATCCAAACTTCTGGGACTTAGTTGACTATGTTAAATCAACCGACCCTAGTATTAGAATGTCAATGACAACGAACGGTGCATGGCATAGTAAGAATACAGACAAGATTATAGAGAACTTTGTGGGTGTAACTGTTAGTTATCATACAGAAGCAGATACATCATTAAAAGAACAAGTTATAGAAAATATATACAAATTATCTAATAGTGACATATGGTTACAAGTTAATCTAATGATGCATAATGAACACTGGGACGAATGTGTTAATGTATACAATGAATTAAAGAGTAAGAACATTAATGTTAAGATAAGACCAATCGGTGATGGTAGTTTTGCACGTAAGGGTTGGTTCATTGATAGCGACGGGACTAATCGCAAGACAAGCCACAAATATACCCCTGAGCAACAAAATTGGTTCTATGAGCAAACAGGGTCAAGTCAAAAGTCAAATACTAATCTAGAGGGTAATCAGTTAGGCCGTCAATGCTGCGGAAGTCGCCCTTTATGTGGCAAAGTAGACAACAAATGGACTAGTGTAGACTTAGTTGATAATAGATTCTATGACTGGAGTTGCATGGTCGATTGGTACTTTTTGCATATAGACCAAGAAACCGAATTAGTCTATCACCATCAAACTTGTCGTGCTAAACATGGGAAGCGCATAGGAAGTATTGGTAGTTTAAGTGATACACAAAGTATGTTAGAAGTACTTAATAATAGATTAAATGCTGAAACAATAGAACATATTATATGTCCTAATAGTTCTTGTAGTTGCGGAATGTGCGTGCCCAAAGCACAGTCAACAGAAGACTTTAACGAACTGTTTAACTCAATGAGATAAATTGGTCTATAGGCTTGCTGTAGTCTATATCCCCGCATGTACGTGAACACATGGGTAATGTTGTAATATGCTTATCCCATAGTTGCCAATTAACACCATTTGTAACGGCTTCAATTGTATTATAATGTGTGTTATATAATGGTATTTCTCTTAACTGCCTATTGTTATCTATATGATAATTGTTTGACATAATAGATATAGGGGCATTAGCCAAATAACAACAAGGATATAATATACCTCTACTATCAATGTATATTGAATTATCGTTATTTGCTTTACAAGACACCTTTACATTTTTAAATAGTTTCTTATAATCATCTAAGTCACTACGTTTAATATAGACTAATTTTGCGGTACTTGCGGGTTCAATCGTATGTGTTTTATATCCATGCTTATCTCTAACAGTTAGTGATACATCGTCCATAAAACGTGAGGACTGTTTCTCGCTAAAGGATTTAAACCCTAATTGTTTACTTAAATCACGGCAAACTTCTAATTGATGTTCATTATGTTTAAATGTAATAAACGTCCAAACACTATTGCCACCATTATTATTAAATGCAGTAGCATTATTCAATATCTTATGATAGTCCGTCCCTATACGATAGATACTATGTGTATCCTCTAATCCGTCGATGCCCCAATATACTGTATGATTCTTTGGCAATAGATTAACTAAGTCACTCCAGTATTCTGTGTTACGCAATGATCCATTAGTATGTATATCAACATATATGTCAGGGTTGTTATCCCGTGTATATTCTACTATCTTATGAAAGTCTTTATTCATTAATGGATCACCCACATTACCGCAATATATAATATGTTTTAATTGGTGTAGTATAGGGCCTACTATCTTAATATATGATTCTAAATCTATATCAGTTTCAGTAATCAATGGGTTGGTCACACCACCATCAATATTACGTATGCATTGAGGACAACTAGCCTGACAACGGCTAGATAATTCTATGTGTAACTCTGTGATATCTTTATATGTGTACATTATAATCTGTGTATTTCTGGTCTATGGTATGTAACAGGTAATATATTCTTTAATTCTATATTCCACACTTGATTTTCCCAATAATCTACAAAGTCACAATGTATATCAATATTCATATGTTTCTTTATATATTGTGACGCTTCTACCGGAGTAGGATGCATATCTGTAAAGTTAGGTCTTTTACTATCTTTAATATCGTTATATAAACTTGGTTTAATCGTTTTTAACACATCACTATATAATTGTATAACATCCGTGTCATCACGTATTATATCAATGCTACTCAGAAAAGTATAGTCACACCCAACACTTTCTAATAATATTTGGGTAGATTTAATATATGCTAAGTCACGTATAACATTGCCACGGATCTCAGTTCCATATTTACGCATCCATTCATCACCATATGCTATTTTACGATACTCACTTGCGGCGGTAGCCCAATGATTATCAACATATCTATCCTCACGTGTGACTCCGGTCCACATTACAATAACTAAATCATCAACATTAAATCTATTACGTTGGTTGCATTCTACAATGCTATTGTATATATAATGATTGCCCGCACCCTTTAATCCCCAATTCTCATTGTTAGGTATATGTTGTCCGATTATGTCAGCATATGTAGGCCAGTAATACTTGGTATAACTATCCCCAAATGCATAAAATCTTTTATAATTACTTAATGTTTTCATATATTTGTAATGCTGATTGTTTAGTTGATTCAATTCCCGGATGACTTAAATCTCTGGCCAAGTCAATCTTTCTTAATTTATCACAGTTAGCAAGTTCTGCTGTATCTATAAAATAACTAGCCTCATAGTATTTTGTATCACTCCACATGTATTTGCTGGCTTTTATATTTAAGTACCCATGAGTTGACAAATTAATGTCTGTATTATATTTGTCATCTATACTATAGTTCCAAGACCCGTGATTATGTACTTTATTATCTTCCATAAACTGTGTATAACGATGTATCCCTGTCCATATTTGAACTACTGCTTTGGGCGTAGGATATAACTCACGTAATATCACAGCGTTATACAATGAATACTGTATGCTTGTTCCGCCCGCTCCCAAATTGATTACAGTACAATTAGTTAATTTACTTAACTCTTTATCTAATGTGTGAACATCATCTATCCCTACCCCATAGACGTTTGAGCATCCTATTAATACAATACTATTGGCCCAGTCAACTTGATTAAACTCAGGACATCTATATCCCTGACTGTTAACTGTATATGTAACAGTATTATTACGATAGTACCAATCATTGGGCTGACTTAATAAATGTTTTTGATATAATTCTTCCGTGTCAAACCCTGAATATTTATTATTTGTAGGGATATCCTTTGCTAAGAATGTATTAATCATATAATAATATTTCTCATTCTATTAGCAAGTAATGTATGTGCATCTGGTCCGGGATGCCCGTCACTAGCATATTCTGTCTTATCTCTATAAATTGACATATTACTATCAATTAAATCAATATTAATATAATCAGGCTTGTATTTTAATAATGGTCTAGTATATCCGGCAAAGTTATAATATGGTACGTTAATGCTTTCTAGGTATAATGTTGCTTGATGTATATGGTACCATGTACGTACGGTTAAGTCACTATCACTATGCGTTAACATCCAGTTCTTAGCAATCTCTGTGTCTTGCCAGGATCCAATCTGTAACAGTTTATCATCCTCAAATAACGTATCCCTGTTACAGGGCGCCCACATTAATATAGCAACGTCTCCTGGAACAAACTTATAGTTTAGTATATCGTGTAGTATCTGTAGATTGCTTATTCCCGGAACTCCATGATTAATACTCTGTATATTCAATAACTGTCCTAACTTATATGGGTATGCGTCTTCTATACTATCTAAGCCCTGCCCACTAGTTAATGATGCTCCGAAGTGTAATAGTCGTTTATAGATTGACAATCTATCTTTAATATCGTTATAAACGATATTATTACCCAACTCATTCATATGATTGACAGAACCTTTGTTATTACTATATGTATCATAGTAACTATATAATCCGTGATGGTTTTCAAAGAAGGTAATATGCGTACTATTAGCAACACTTAACAACTTATCCAACAACAATGAGTAATTATCAACGAAATAAGCGTCATCCCAAATGGTTTCTAAAATATCGATGTATTTTTGCTCTTTCTTATGATAGATATCACTAAAGATTAAATCGCAATGTTTATGCGTATTTAATTTACGGCTATCTAAATCTTGATCCTCACGTAGATATATCCTAGAACTACTTGTATGGACAAAGATTACATGGTCTGTACTATGTATTTGTTCTTTATAATGGTTGTAGGTCTTATAGATCCTATACTCACTGGATCCATTACTTGATTTATTAATAACTGTATGTGACTTTGCTAATAAACTGACCCATGAAATTTCGGATTCGTTGTTAGCAAAGCTATCACCAAAGATCCATATTTTCATAATATTCACGTAACCATTTATAGTCGTTTATTTTTAACAATTGTTCTATGTCATTACTATGTTTAATGCCATAATTCTTTCCTGCATTTGCACCGGATATCGCATCTTTTCCATATTTTCTATCAATACCCACTGTAGTCCAGATATCTAATCGTTTTTGTGTTTCACTATCAACTTGCCCATTGATTATCTTGCTAGATAATTTAACACATTCTCTAAATGCCGCTCTCCAAGTACTATATGGACTTGTATTAAAATTAGTAATATTACTGATTTCCATTATAGGTTCGTAATTTCTACTAATGCTTGTAGTCATATCCGGCTTTTCTAAACTGTTATAGTTATTATATTTCTTTAATACACTAGTACGTGGTAGTAATTTAACCCCACCATAACCATATATTAAATCATTGATGGGATTAATGCTACGCCAAACACGTACCTTCTCATAGTCATAGAAGGGTACAATATAATCAAAATTAAAGTCGGGTACGATTTCACTATCCCCATCAACTACCCAGAAGTAATCAGTAGTGCATATCTTAGCAGCCTCTATATGCGCTTTATATATACCCTTGACACCGTCAATTCTTTTTACTCTTGGGAATCTGGCTAGTAAATTATAATAATTTGTTTCACGGTTTGTTTCATCATAACTGATAAAGACAATATCATATTCATTACATGTTGGATTACACAAAAATGTCTGTGGACTGCGATATATAGGCTTGACTATTTTCTTATATTCTATACTATCATTTGTAGAATATATATCTGTGATTCTATGGTCGCCTGTTAATTCTTTAATTAACTTCCCATATGTATTTGCATAACTTAATGGAGTATTGCCTACAGTTCCACTAACCTCTAGAAATACATTATTAAGATAGTCAAAGTCATTAATCTTTGCAATATCAAATGTTCCTTGCACCATCCAATATACCGCGCAACGTGCGCCTAATATCGCATAGACACCGTTAACTACATCCATACCAATATGCATCCAGTTCCATAGTCTATCATAGTTACGCCAATCAAGTTCGGTTAGTTTATACTTGACCTCTCCGTCATTTAAACATAACTTAATACCCTCACGGAATCCTGCACGAAATGCTTGTAATGGGGTAGTGTTTATAACAACAGTACTAGCATATTCATTTAATTGTAGGTACTTATTAAAGTCAAAGTCTACCCTGGTTAGTGCATCATTACTATATTCATGGGTCTTCATATCTAGTAATAGTTGTACAGGCCATATCTTAATACCACCGTTACCATAACATGTTCCATTAATATTGTTACGTCCGCTATAACTGATAACACTATTATTAGGGTCTATATCATCATTTAACTCTATAGTTCTATCATAGAAGTCAGGCTTGACAAAATTGTCTCCGTCAACTATAATCACGTGAGTTGATGATCCTTTAACTAGTTCAGCGACAAACTTATGTGCAGTGTCACTACCCTTTACCCCATGTACTCTGAGAACCTTGCTAGGACAGATACTGGATAAATGGTTATAGTTCTCCTCACAGTTTGGTTCGTCATAACTTAAAAAAACTGTTGGGTAGTAATTACTATTAAATAACATCAAGTATTTAAGACGTAACTATTCATTCCATAAAAAAGTGTTATGGGTAAGTTGACGGTTGACATCTAAACATAGGTGTTATACAATACATACATAAATTGAAAAAACACATCTTATTTGATATGTTTTTTAACCAGGACTAAATAAAAGACTATGATGAATAAATCTTGTAACATGCAGAAACATAACGGACAATGGCTAACATTAGCCATAAGTTTTGTACCAGCATATCCTACAGTTATTCGTGGCTCAAATGAATCAGTAGATATGCTAAGAGGCCCGGGGACTAGGTAACAAGTTAACATCATAACAACTTTATCTAACCCCTGGGAAACTAAAAAGTCTCAGGGGTTTTTGCTTATATAGCAAAATAACAACAAAGGAGTTTGACAACAAATGAAAAATGATATAAAATCAACTAGCGTTAATGACAAACTAAAATGGTCGAAAGAACATTCGTTGTCATTAGAGCAAAAACAAAAATTGATTGAGGACAAATTAAAACGTGCCTTCAAGCAAGTAGAGTTAGACAACAAACTAAAAAGTTTGTTAAAGTAAACTCAAAGTGGTAGTAGTAACGAGGACTATATTACACACTATAAACAGTAATGAACGGGCGGACAGTAAACATGAAAATGTGGCGATAACACATTAGTAAGACTACTGGTTAGGGTATTGATCCTAACATAGTCAATAGAAATATTGGCTATTCTAAAACATATTATAGTGGAACAATTGGTACTACAACTACCTACCCATACGACTCGGGAGTACTAAATGTGTTTTAGAATAGCACATGTAAAAAACAATATGACCTACCCCTGAAAGGTAGAGTACATGTGTTTATTAATCATAGGGGGTTCGTCAAGCGGTAAGACTACGGATTTTGATTCCGTCATGCATAGGTTCGAATCCTATACCCCCTGCCAACGCTCCCATAGTATAAAGGCATTACACTACATTGGTAATGTAGAAACACTGGATCGTTACCAGTTGGGAGCACCAAGTTATAGTTGAGTAGCATAGTGGCTAATGCAATACCTTCATACGGTATCTATCGTCGGTTCGAGTCCGACTTCAACTACCACTTTTTTATCAAGTGTTGTGTCACGTTTAAATTCAGTTTCGTTAGTTGAACGTAGGCGATCTGTATATGGCTTATAGTCTTTATAAGCAACATACCATAATTCGTTTACACCTAAATTAACTTTTTCTTTAAACATTGACATATTGTATTTATTCGCCTCAATAGCTCATTTGGTTAGAGCATCGTCTTGATAAGGCGAGGGTGCCTAGTTCGAATCTAGGTTGAGGCACCAAGTTTCGGGATAGACGGCATGATTGAGTCCCTTATAATCTAGCATAGTTTAGGTTGGCTATGTGACACCGCACACGATTATACGGTTGTTAAACTCTTGTGTACGAGACAAACTAATTCACAGTACAGAATTAGTTCCCGAAAACCTATATGGGTCTTTAGTGAAATGGATTATCATTCTGGTCTTCGAAACCAGCGTTAGGGGTTCGAATCCTCTAAGACCCGCCAAAAGAATTATTCGGAGTGTAGCGCAGTCTGGTAGCGCACCTGGTTTGGGACCAGGGGGTCCAAGGTTCGAATCCTTGTACTCCGACCATTTTTATACGGTGCTTGTCGTCAAGCGGTTAAGACCTCGGGTTGTGATTCCGATATACGTGGGTTCGAATCCCATCAAGCACCCCAACAAATATGCCAGCGAGACTTGGTAGTCAGAGAGGTCTTATACACCTTTTAGCGCCAGATTAGCGTTCTTGATAGGGTTCGATTCCCTACGCTGGTACCAAAGAATACCCCCATAGACAAATTGGTAAAGTCACTCTCCTCAAAAGGGAGCATCTTAAAAGATATCTGAGTTCAAATCTCAGTGGGGGTACCAATATTGTTAAATAATAGTGTGACATAACATAGAAGGAGAAGTAATGTCTATTTTAGCACTTGACGTATCAGGAGTTCCAAGACAATGGATCTCTAAAGATGACGCAATCACCTATCATGCTAAAAATGCAGTAGCATGGGCAATGGGTGAAGTTGTAGCAAAGTATCGTGGGGGAATTCAAAAGTCCGGCGAAATCAGTTACTTAGAAAGTCAAAGTATTATTGCTATTAAAGGGCATGGTTTCAACCCATATAAACATTCAACAGTCGCATTAACAAACAAAACATTGTTTGGTCGTGATCGGCATGTATGTGCATATTGCGGTACACATTAT